TCCTTGTTCATTTTCTCCTTCAGATATCCTTGCAACGCCATAATGAAGGGACCGGTTAAAACGGAAAACTCTGCCTGCGCTCCCTGTATCAACCTTGGGGCCTTCTTCTTTGACTTGAAGAAATTGCGAATCGCTAATTTCTCCCGCTTGATGAAGGACTTCCTCTTAGTCCACTTCTTCAACTGTTCTCTGGTCAAGGACGTTCTGTGATCAATACCCAATTCCACGAGAGCCGCGGCCACCTTCCGCAACCACGCCCGAACAGCCGGTGTACAATTAACTCTCTCTAGCCACACATCAACCGGGAGAGGCTCTATCCTTCGTTTCCTACCAAAAATCTCAACGTGGTTCTCCTTAAGGTATCTGATGCATTCTGATGTACGGGGCCCCGACAACTGTAATTCCAAGACCCTTTTCTTAACCGCTTCTTTTTCATTGTGCAAGTTGCTCTCGAACACCACTGGTCTGTTACCCGGGCTGACAGGCCCGGTCTGGGTTAGCGCAACACCTCTCTTATCTTCATCCTCAGGTTTCCTATCCGTCCTCTCTTTGACAACCATACTTGCTAGAGGATTGCTGGGACCCACTTCTGGGAAACTATTCTCGGCACGGCCTATTAATGGCGCGGTGCGCTTGTGGTCATAATTAGCCTTCCAATAATTATAACCCGCCGCCCCTGCCAATAAGGCTCCCCCTCCTAGCCCCAAGACCAAGGCGGCCGTCCCTCCGCTACCGAAGAACAGACCAACCGTGGCTACAGTGAGCACTCCAGCCCCTATGGCTGTCAACCACCTCACCACTTTGTGCCACTTCCAGTAGGCCTCAAACACAACTCTGGACACGTTCTGCTGTTCAGCCCAGTAAGTGAGGTAAGCAATGGCTGGCGCATACACCATGGCCAGACGGTGTTGTTCAGATGTAATATCCAACACCCTCAAGAGATTACGGCATTTGATGACACTAAGATCCCAATTAGCATAGTCATCCTTGTGAGTCTTATGAGCCCAGAAACTGCCAAGTTCAGACACGATGGTACAGGGTAAGAAAACGATCACGTGCTCTGATTGGTGGTAGAACAAACCAGCGTGGTTGGCGAATGGTAAATTGGTGCCAACTACCGTGTCATTCCACAACCCCAGAAACTTCAACAGTTTGAACTTATACGGTGCGAACCTGGTCTTCAGCCTCCGGTTCTCATGATTGTCTATCATCGAATAACTCTTACCATCTAACTTGGGTGCTAATGGATTAGGCCCTTTCCACCTGTTATTGCTATCAATGCTCTCCTGGTTGATCTTCCTAATCAAATCAATAGTATCTGGCTCGAACATGTCTACGAGGTCGGCATACGCATCCTTGGCTTCCCTATCTTTGTCCTTGACTGGCAGGCCTGGTCCACTACTATTGGCTGGTTGGCCCTTTAGAGGTTCTTTGCCCTTCGGCAAAGTTCTAGCTGGCTCTGGCCCCAGTTTACCCTTGGCTTCCAATTCGTTGAGTTGACGCAACATGTTAGCCACATAGACTTCTTCATCTTCATCTTCGATCTTCGCGAAACCGGTTTTAACGCACTCTTCACACATCAATCCCTCGCCAATCTTGGTCGTCACGCGTCTGTCCACTTGTTTACTACACTGCAGACATTTGACTTTTTCGTGATTCCTACACCCGATACAAGTTGCTTTGGTTCCTTTCTTAGACAGCCTAACCCATACGTCGTAAGGCTGCTTCCACTCCTGGGTACAGAACTGGCACTTGACGTCAACCGGATCTCCGTCTGAAGCATCAGTATTGTCTGTGGTGCTGGGTGCTGCCCTGATGGCATCGCTGGCGGACATGCCCTCCAATCTGGAGAAACGGACCCCTTGAGTCCGTTTATTACTAGCACGCCTCTCCGCTCTGTCGGCCATCAATTTGCGTTTCTCCGAAACGCTACGGGGCTGCGTGAAGGAAACAGGTTGCTCCTTCATCTCCTTCTCTTTGGCCTCTGGTGCTGGTCGCGGTGGTCCGGAGCGCAAAGAAAACACTGGTGAGGCTGGTGGCAACCCCGGGACGGGTAGTATTACAGTTGGTTCTTGTTCGTAATCACTATCAGCGTCTCCTTTCTGATCACCGTTTCGGCTTGGCGTAGTGCTTTTGGTTGCCGTCAAAGAAGAGCGCTCTAGGTGCAGACTCACAAAGGGTTTGATAACCTCCGTAGCCTTGAACTGCCGTTGGGTAGTTCGACCAGAGCGTCCAACGAGCCCCCAATCAACGATTCTCTGCACTGACTCACTTTCCGAGTCTGTAGGCGCGGATATTGGAGGTGGTGGTTGCTCTCTCCTGATCTTGGCTCCTAAGGAACGCAAATATGAAATCCAAGTGGCACTTTTGGATTCTTCGGACTGACTAAGTCCGGATGGTAATAAGGGTTCATTCATTGTTTGATTGTACTGAATGGACATTTTGGGTAA